TCTTTTTTAAAGAAAGTATTTAAATTTGGTTTTAATTTAATTGTTTTTGTTCTATGTAAAGTTAAATCGTAACAATCCATCCAAAAAGGATGATTAGGGATTGAAGCCATTAAAGAATTTTGAACTAATTCATCACCAATTGATTCTACTAAATTAACATCTCCTTTTAATTCTTCATAAAAATTATCATAACAATATACGTCCATATCAATATAAATTCCACCATAATAATGAAGTAATAGATATCTAACACAATCTAATTGAAATATATGACCTGGAAAATTTTTATATTCTTCAAAAATTTTAGGATATTTTTCTTTAACAAAATTGTCTAAACTATCATCATCCCAAAATTTATATTCAAAATCTTTAAAATGTTTTAAAGTAGATTGCTGACAATGTTTCCAAACAGGATGCCATTCATCCTTGTTAAAGTAGGCTGTTTGATGAATTATTTTGGGAATCATTTATTAGATAATTAGGAAAAGCCTGTATATTAAAATGTATAAATCTAAATGGTTCTATGCCATGATCTACTACAAATTCATGTTGTAAATAAGAATTAAAAAATATAAAAGTCCCTGGTTCTGGTTTAAAATGAATAGAAGAAGAAGCCAGTGTAATTTGAGATCTATCTTTCTCGGGAAGTAAATTCATCATTCGTCCAGTTCTTGGATCATGAAAAACAGGATACGATGTTTTTTCTGAACATTTTAAAAAATAAAAACCTGATATATGCCCATTCCAATGGATATGTGGAGAATGGTTTCCACCACCTAAACTTGGAAATTCTTGAACCCACAATTCAGTTGTGACTAATGAATAGTTTGTTAAATCAAACCCTTGGTTATTTAATATATCAAAAGCATTACTATTTATATAATTTAAAAATTCTTTAAAATTAATGTCTTGAATTAAAGATTGAGAATGATGAACTATTACAAAATCCTTATTATTAATTAATTTATTTTCTTCTTTTGCTTTTTGTATGTAAGGATCAGATATTTTATTTACTTTTTCTACCCAATCTTTTTTTTCACTAAAGTAAACAGGGGTGTTAAAAATATGATTTTCTATTAGACTCATTTGCTTTCAATTTTAGTATTATCGTGCGTAATTTTTTCTTGTGTTGTTTTATTAAATTTTAAATTCCAATCAGAAACCATTCGTACTAAATGATTCCCAAAATGCCTCAAAGCTTCGTCAGACAAATGTATTTTTCCTTTTTTTAGAATTAACCATCTTTCTTTTACAGAAAATTCTATGTCGCAAGAACCATTTTCGTATTGTTTAAATTTCATTTTTGCATTCCATATAATAATCTTTTATCTTTAAACCATTCTTTATTTGTTCCATTTTTATCTACATAATGTAAAAAAGTTTGAGCTTGCCAATCTCCTTTAAATTCTTCTCTCCAATGTTCTACTTCACATCCCAAATATATTGCAGCATCACCTGGTTCCATATTTATTTCTGTTCCATCCATATATATTGGCCATTTTGTTCCATCGGACCCAATCATAACAGTAACACTTACTTCACAAGCCGGTCTATCTTTGTGTTTTTTTAAATCAGCATTAACTGTATACATTCTCCAAAAAGCATAAGTGCATAATAATTCTAAACCAGTTTCTTTTTGCATTAATTCTAATTTATTAACCATTAATGATTCCATCAATGGATCTCCGTAAAAAAATGTATCTCCATTATCGTTTTGTTGAAAATCAAAAGAATTAAAATTAATTCTATGTTTAATTCTACAATAATCTGTAAGTAGTTTAATCTCTTCTCTTGTTAAGAAATTTTTTATTAATTTATATTTAAAATCTTTTATAGTGCCCATGCTACAACTGAATACCTTTTGCCTTTCGTCACTGGTTTAACTGTATGAGGATATAAGAAATTACTTGGCCAAATAATCATTCTATTTGGTTTAACTTCTACTTCCCATTCACCACTTCCATCTGGATTTCTAAAACATAAATTACCACCTTCATAGTCATTATTTAATAATAAAATACAACTCATTGTTCTTGGAACTGTTGCAAAATGATCAACATGCCAAGTGTAAAAACCTGTGTTTTCATATTTTAAAATTTCAATATCAAAAATATTTCTATAATTATAGTCTAAAATATTTGCATCAAATTTATATTGTTTTAAATTTTTATCAAAATAAAATTGTAATAGATTGAACCAGTGAACATTTGAAATAGAATTATTTAAATTTGATAAAGGCAATGCATAGGTTCTTCTAATGTTAAAATCAATTCTGTTTTCTTCTCCCCCTCCTACTCTTGTTTCTTCAAATTGCGAAATATTTGAAAAACGAATTAAATTAGATAAAATATTCCAAGGTAAAACTTCATTATAAATTTTTACAAAATTTTTTATTTCCATGATTTCTTATTCCAATATTTTTCTTTATAAATATTTAATATTTTTAATCCATAAAAAAGCCTAGAGTTTTGTATTTCTTTTTGTTTCCTTGGTTTTAAACTCATTTTCCATGAATCCCTTTTAAAGGGTATTATTTGAACATAAGGGGTTCCTTTTTTTATTGTATCTTCTAAAACAGGGTACTTATTTCCATTTATTATTATTGGAAAATTAATTTCATTAGGAAAAGTATCCGTATCAACAATTCCGGATATAATTGAGAATCTATCATCTGAATTATTTAAAGGAGGAACAAATAAACATGAATATCCTTTTGATGTTTTTATTTTCCAAGGGTTTATTATTTTATAAAAAGGTAAATTTTTATTTTTTTCAATAAAAGGAGACCCTTCAACTTGTTTTAAAGAATGAGTGTCTATTTCAGAATTTAAATTTACATATTTTGTATGTAACAATTGTTGTTGATCATGAAGTCCAAAAGTTTGAAAGGAATCTTTAAACTCTTCTCCTTTTTCATTTTTGTTATCTACGTTGTGCCTTACATGAAAATCTTGAGGCATTTTTAAAATGTATCCAGCAGTTAATGAATCTAAAAAAGGCATACATCCTTTAACTGTTTTATTTAAAATGTTATGTTCTAAATTTTTATACCATTCAGGTATATTTAATTTTGCAGGTATTGGATAATCTTCTTTTAATGCAAAATAATCCTCATGAGCACTAAATTCTATTTCTTTATCAAACATGCTATTTTAATAGCATTTTTTAAGGCATTTGTAAAATATTATATGAGGGTTGTCCTAAATCATTAAAATATTGTTCTAATGATTTATCTAATGGATAAGAAATTGAATCTAAATTTAAATTATTTAATTGATTATAATAATTGCTCCATATTTCAAAAGATGGATGATTAGAATTATTTTCTTTAAAAAAATTTATTAAATTTTTTATATTTTCCACATATTCTTTTAATGATTGTTTATCACTATATTTGGTTGTTTTATTTATATAATTAATTGTATTATTTCTTTAATACCAAATTTAACCGCATTAAAATTTTCTTGTGTGTCTTCAATTATTTTATAATCATCTTTAATTATATTTAAATTATTTAAATCATTTTGTGTTTCTACCATTCTATATAAAGTACCTTCCACGTTATTTACATTTACAAAAATAAAATATGCCATAATTTTTATGTCCCTGTGTTTTCAAATACAATTATTGCTCCTGGTGCTCCTGGTCCAGTTGGAGTTCGACCTCCTGCCCCAAAAGTAAAACCGTTGCTATAAATATTTATTACATCAGGTCCACTTGGTCCTGTAATTACTCCACCTCTAAATCTAGTAGGTACAGTGAGAGAAGACCCAGGTTGAGTACCCGGTGTGTTACCTGAACCAGTATTTACAGTCCCTACATTTGTCATGGTTGTATTTCCTGCTGCTCCTCCTACTGCATAAGGTTGTGAAAATGGTTGTGTGATAGGTTTATTATAAAAACCACCACCTCCAGTTCGACCTATGTTTGAGGGCGCAGGGCAGCCAGGTCCTGTACCTCCAGTACCACCTCCTGCATACATGTATACACCTATTCTATTTGCTGCTGGGCTGGCTGTATAAGTTCCAGACGCAGGTCCTGCTACCATTAAAGTAGGTATCCCCATTCCAGCTCCAGCTGATCCAGAAGATGCACCAGTGATACGACCATCAGCATCAACTGTAATAGTTGCTGCTGTATAAGTTGCAGCTGTAACACCTGTTGAAATTAATTGATTTGCTCCAACTGAGTTAGCTGCTAGTTTTGATTGTGTAATTGTTGATTGTGTGATTTTAATAGCTGTAACAGCGTTTGTTTGAAGTTGTGCTGTTCCAACTGAATTTGATGCAAGTTTAGCTTGCGTAATTGTTGATTGAGTAATTTTAACTGCTGTAACCGCATTCGTTGCAAGTTGAGATGTTCCTACTGCAAAGTTTGCAATTTGAGCTGTCGCAACTGTTCCAGATAATGTAGATAAATCTACAACTTGAATATCTGTTCCATCAGCATATAAAATTTTAATTCCTTTATCAGTTGTAGTCCAAGTTTGTCCTGTACCCGTTGATGCATATTTAAAATTAACTGTAAATGCACCTACAGTTCCATTAGATACTATCCATGTTTTTTCAATTCCATTTGGAACTGTTACGATTTGGTTTCCTGTGATTGTTCCTGTTAATTTTATAACTGCATTTCTTGCAGTTGCTAATGAGTTTTGAGTCATTACAAGAGCAGTTGTTTGAGCTCCACCTGCAATAGATATTGATTCATATCCAGCGATTGCTTGCTGAACTACTACTAAATTTGTATTTGTAATTTGTCCCCAGGTACCAGCGTTTTCGCCAGTTGCCATTAATTGTATTGCTAGATCTGTAGTATATGTAGAGGCCATTTTAAATTTTTTTGTTTTTAACCTTTAAAACATTTATCATTTTTTGTCAATTAATACAACCCATATTTATGCTGCAACATCTGTCCAAGTAACAGTTTGACCAGTATTTACCCCTGTATAATTTATCGATTGTCCAGTATTTACCCCTGTATAATTTATACTTTGTCCTGGATCTACAGGTGCCCAAGCTGTTACAAATAATTGTCCAGTTGTACCCGTTAGACTTTGACCTATTAAATTTACAGTTGCATTTGTAAATGCATTTTCATTACCTAATACTGAAGTTAAATTTTGACCAGTTAAATTAACCTCAGTATCTATTGCAGCTGTAACTGAATTTAAAGTTAAAGTAGCTTGTTGACCAACAAGTGCTACATCTGGACTTGGGTCAACATTTCCTAAAACTGATGTTAAATTTTCACCGTTTAATAAAACATTAGCAGTTCCAGTAATGGTTTCATCTCCTAAAACTGATGTTAAATTTTCTCCTGTTATATCAGCAATTGTAACTGGTAAGGCAGTCACTGAATTTAAAGCTGTGGTTAATTGTTCTCCAGTAACATTAACAAAAGCATCTTGAAAAATTGCAATATTAACACTGTTTAAAGTGGTTGTTAAATTTTGACCTGTTAATGAAACATTTATACCAATAGTAATTGTTTCATCACCTAATGCTATTGTTAAATTTTCTCCTGTTAAATCTACATTAGCATTTGCTAAAGGAGTAACTGAATTTAAAGCAGTTGTTAAATTTTCCCCTGTTACAGATGCAGAAGTACTTATAGAAATATTTACACTATTTATATTTGTGATTAATGGACCTTCAAATACTGGAGTTTGAACGGAACCTCCTGCAGAAACCCCAACATTACTTTCAATAGCATGAACTAATTCTTCACCTGTTACGTTAACAACTATATTCGCTGTAACAACTACATCAACTGAATTTAAAGATGTTGTTAAATTTTGACCTGTGATTTCAACTGGAATATTTTCATTCCATGCACCCTCTGACCAGGTGCCCCTACCCCAACCGTCAACGATAGCCATAGCGTTAGGCTCCTATTAAGAAATTCTTATAATGGCTGCTGTAGATGTAAAAGCTGGAAATTGAATTGTAAATGTACCGCTTGTAGCTGTTTTATCAGTTACAAAATTTAATACTGCAACCGCTGCATTTGAAAAAGAAGTATTATAAATTAATGCTCCTCTTGCAGTTATTGTTACACCTGTAAATGATAGATCAGCAAAATCAGTGAAAGCAACAGTTGATACAACTGATGTTCCAGAATTTACTAATGCTTTTCCTCCAGCAACATATGTTCCTGATGCAGAAACTTCTCCACCTGTTGTATATGAAGTTGTTGCAGCACCTAGTGTTGCAGTTGATACATAAAGAGCTAATTTAAATCTATCTCCAGTTCCCGCTGGTGTTGTAAAATCTTGATCACCGTCTAATAGTTGTTTTTTAAAACTATTTGGTAACGCTTGTGTAATTGCCATACTTGTTTCTCCTATTGTGGTTTACGAGCTATACGAGGTTCTCCGTCAAGAAACTCATCAGTTCGTCTTCTTCCCATTTGTTCAAGTGAGAATCCTTCGATAGCTTGCTTATATCTATTTTCATAATATTGCAACATATCTTGTGGACCCTTTAAAAATCCATAAGCCTCAACTAGGCAAGCATATAATAAGCCATTGGGAAACTGTTGGCTTAAATATGTATTAGCAGTATTACTAGATAATCCAGTTGGTTTCAAGATATAATTTAATTGAATTGTATAAGCCTGATCTGGAGTGGGGGCAACAATAACTGTATTTTCATCCCAGTTAGCATAATATTTAGGTAAACCTGTTGTATTACTTTGATTATATTCATTAATAAATGTCATATCTCTAACATCTAAAAAAGATATAGTTC